ATATGTGGTTGATGCACTGTATCCTCCCGTAATAGATGTATTTCCACCAGAAACGTTATTCTGAGTGGTATCAGTATTAGCGTAAGTTGTATAGAATAAGCACACCAGTGCCGCAAGCAATATTCTCATTAAATTCCCTTTTGTTAATGAGTATATTATATATTTTTTAAATGAGGTGCAATAACATTTTGTTTTGCTCTAGGACGACTAGACCTATTTCGGGCAGTATAGGTCATTTGCGCCTGTTTTTTAGCAGCCGCATCTCTAAATTTAATCAGTTTAATAAAATCTTTTGAGTCCATAGTTGGACTATTATATATCATTTTAATCTTCTTGAGAAGTGTTGTTTGGTTCTATCTCATAGAACATTTTATCTGTATCTTCGGTTACCCAATCTGATCCTTCCACTTCCCAATAGGTATTTTGGACCTTATAGTCAGGCCAATCGTTATCAGTAGTATAACTATTAATGTGCCACAAAATACGATTATTAGGCTGAGCTGCGTAATTACCGTTATTAAGCTCCAATATATGCGCACACTTATGTTCTTGAGGAATTTCAGAATGCTCGACATTAAGTGTATTAGTATCAGGATGGGCCCAATCAATGGTAAAAAGATATTGTCCAGGATAAAATTTTTTATCTTTCCCACGAAATTTTCCATGAACACCTGCTAAAAAATCAAAGCAATGAACAGAAGGATAATAACTAAAACAGTTCCACAACTGTAACATGTCGACCGACATATCGGGCACTTCGGCTCTTTGAAAATGTTTTTGGAAAAAAGCTGAGATAGGCAGGCGATAGTAGACCGCCCCATTCGGAAGCATGATATGAAATAAGAGTGCACGACCGGATATACTTGCGACACCAAAGATGACACATTCTTTTTCACCTCGTCTCTTTTCATCCATATCATACAAATATTCCGTCCTAACCTTACAATAAATTGGTGGAATGTTTGCATTGAGGTAAGCCATAATTGTTTAATCCTATCCATAAATATCTCCCCAATTTTCACCTGACTCATAGTCAACTTTATTGGGAACTTCTAATTTAACAGCATTCTCCATAATCTCAATAATTTTATTTGCATGTTCTTGAGATTCAACAGATAAATCTAATTCATCATGAATTTGAATATGAGCAATAATACCTTCTTTATATAGATCAACCATAGCTTTTTTAGTCATATCAGCTGCAGATCCTTGTATTAGTTTGTTTAATGACTTATAAGTATAAGCACGTTTGATCCCTGGTCCGTGCTCTCTGAGTGCATCTTCATGAGGCAATGCCTTATGCATTCCAAAACTATTTGGTTCCCAGAGATGAAACCTACACAATCGACCCAGTAATGTTCGAATTTGACCACGCTCCTGGGCGCGATTGCCAGCTGAATTCATCAACTGTTTTACAAAGGGAACTTTAGCATGATACTGCTCGAACAATTCCGCTGCTTTTTCTTTAGATACACCAAGTTCTGCTTGCAATTTAGCTTTACCCATACCATAGAATAATCCTAAGTTAATGGTTTTAGCTTGGCTTCTTGGTATTTGAGCCATGTCTGCTACAGTTTGGTGAAAGTCTGTATCAATATTGTCGTTATAAGCATCAACAACCTCATATACAGATGGAAATTTATGTAGTGCTGCATAGTGCACAACTAATCTTGGTTCTTGTTGTGAGTAGTCAAAACAACCCCAGGTATGACCTTCTTCTGGTAAGAATAAACTTCTAATTAAAGGACCTAGATCTTTATTTCTAGCGGGCAGTTGCTGTAAATTTGGATTGTTATAACTAAATCTTCCTGTAACGGTACCACCAGCATCAGAACGTATTTGATTTATCTCAGCATGAATACGACCTTTGTGTTCAAATCTTAAAATAGTATCAATAAAAGTTGTGTGAGCCTTGTTTATTTCTCTTGCTTGTGCTATCTTTTGAACGATAGGATGTTGGTGTTCAGAAAGAAAATTTTTTGTAAAGGATGGAGCTTGTGATTTCTCAGTTCTATCATATGTTAAACCTAACTTATCAAAAACTTTTGCAATCGACCTTGCTGCCCAAATTTGTGGTTCAATTCCTGTTTCGTTTTTTACTTCTAATAGGAGCTTGTTCTCTTTTGCTGTTAATTCTGATTTTAAGTGTTGAGCCCTTTCTGCATTTACTCTTACGCCTTTAAATCTCATATCAACTAAACATGGAAACAGATCGGTTTCTAAATTAAATATCGATTCAATATCCTGATGTATAATTTCTTTTTTAAATATCTGCCAGAGCTCTAAAGTAAGCTCCGCATCTTTTTCTGCATAAGATCCAACGTGCATTGCAGGTAACTTCCACATTTCAGATTTTGGATCTAATCCTCTTTCTTTTGCAGCTTCATTCAATGCAGCTTCATTTTTACCATGACCTAAATAATCCCAGGACAATGCATTTAAACTATATGCAAATCTATTCTCATCAATTAGACTGGCTGCAATCATGGTATCTACAATTAAACCATTGATTTTTATACCTAAATTACGTATCCAACATACGTCATACATGGCATTATGAAAGATTTTAATAGCATCAGACTCACAAATATCCTTAAACCATTCTAAAGTCTTCTTTCTATCCATGTTAGGCCCTGATCCGTGAGCAATGGGAAAGTAAAATTTTCTTCCTGGTACAGCTACGGCAATACCTACAACTTCTCCATTACCTATTACAGAACCTGATCCTAATGTTTTTAAATCTGGATCTCTTGTTTCTAAGTCAATGGCAATCTCTTCGTATTGTCTTAGATCTGGATATTCTTCTGGCTCAATCCATTCAGTCTGCGCTGTGAATAGTGGTACTTTCATCTTTATTTTCCTTTTCTTGTTTCTTGTTTCTCGTTTAGTTTTTCTTTTTTCTTTTTAAATATTTCATCATATCTTTTTTTATAGTGATCAGTTGTAATTCTAGATCTACCATCCCATTTTCTACCTTTTTCTTTTATCATCTTTCTCCTTTAACATTTGATCTATTTCTAATTCACAATAGTGAATTATTTTTTTAAGATCTTCAATTCCATTTTTATCTTTATATCTACAAACATATTTAATAACATTTCCTTGAAAGAAATTCAAGTCATTGGTCCTTGTAAATGTATAGGGTTGAATTTTAAATTTTTTATAATGATTACCACCTTCTTGACGATCAAGTGGGAATAAATTATCAAATATACCTTTATTTGTCATGTTTTCTCCATTGTTGTGTGGCGGATGTTATGATAAGCATAGTTAGAGGTCTGGGAATCGAAGGACTTATCATAACTTTTTTCAAGAGACCGCCACGAATTTTCCCTTGTAAAAAACCTTCTATCCCAACTTTGAACCTACAAAGAGTAGCCATAACGCTCCTTTTTGGGTTTCAATAAGTATAGGTTTTGTTTGGCACGAGTTGTGCCAACATACCAAACTCGATGTTCTTCATCTGCTTTCTCAATACTGAGTTCAACAGCTTGTCTAATTTTTCTAGAATTATCTAGAACTAAAATAACATTTTCACACTCACCACCTTTTGCTGCATGAATAGTTGATACTTCTACTCTAGGCTCCTCTGATAACTTTTCACCACTCGCTAATAAATTTCTAATATAAAAACATTCATTCTGATCTGCATTGACAAATACATCATACCAAATATCATCTTTGTTATATCCAAGATCTTCAATACTAAATTCATTTTTGTTTTTAAATTTCTTTTCATCAAAGTCTTCAGCAAGATAATCAAATACATCCTTACAGTCTGATAAACTAATAGGTTTACCTTTAGACAATTCTGTCCATTTTAATATGGTTTTATATAATTTTGTATCAATACTCTTTCCATATTTACTTTTATGATATATATTACTGTCTTTTAATTTTTTACAAATCTCATCTCTACGATAAGTTGTTCTTGTTAAAATCAACCATTTATCTTTAGTTAAGTCAATATGATCCATATTATAAATATGTTCAACTAAACCTTCTTCTCCTTTTTTAGGACTATACTGTTTTTCTTTTCTAGTATTTATTCTTCCTAATATAATATTCGCTGTCTCTTGAACATTGGGAGGTATACGATTTGAATAATCCAATACAATTTCTTCTGCTGGTTCATTAATAAATCTTTCTACATCAGCTCCAGCCCAGGCAAAAATAGCCTGGTCATCATCTCCTGCTAGATAAATATCTTTTGTTTTTGTTTTTAATACATCAAACATTCTCCATTGAATTGCTGATAAATCTTGAGCTTCATCAATAAAGATTACATCAAATGTTTTACATTTGTCTTTGAATCTTACAAATTTATCAATCATATCTGTAAAATCATCTAGGTTATAAACCTTTTTAAAATGGTTATAATTTAAATAGATATGATCTAATGTTTCATAATCTACATCTCTAGACCATTCACCACTATTAAACTCATCTTCTATAGAAATATTTTTTACTCGTGCTTTATTAATAATTTTAAAGTACTCACTGTTAAAATTTAAATAACCAGACTCATCTCCATCATCAATAACTCTAATATTTAAATCCTTACCAATCTGTTCATAATGAACATCTTGAATAACATTCTCTTCTCTCATACCTAAAGTATGAAAAGCTAATGAGTGTAGAGTTTGAAAATGTATTAATTCTTTTTTAGAGATGTTTGGATGTCTTTGTTTCATTCTATCTTTTGCTTCATTTGCAGCTTTTCTTGTAAATGCAAAGTATCCAATTCTGTTTAAAGGTGTTCCTTTTTGTATGTATTCATCTACATAATTTAATAGAGTTGTAGTCTTACCTGTACCTGGAGGTCCATAAATTTTTTTAATCATTAAAATATTTCCTCTCTTGATTTTATGGGTACAATTTCTGGTGTTGCTTTTTCTGATTTAAACTTATCAATTGGAACTCGTGTAACTGTAATTGGTGGATTAGGTTGTTTATCCTTACCTTGTTTTGGAAACCTTTTACTTAAACCAAACTCTGCACTAAACAATCTCACCATAGACTCAGCGGTCTTTGCTTTATTATCTTTCCATTCTTTGTTTTTTAAACTGTCGTAAAAACTAGGAAATGTAAAGAATGCAGAATCTTCTTCAATTAATGTTGCACCTTTTTTAAATGCTGCATATGTCGTTGCTTTAGGTCCTCTTAAATATTCTTTTAAATACTCTTCTAACATTTCATCCGGTGTAGTTCCTTTGGGTGGTGATGTTGTTAGTTTAGGTGGAAATAATGAATCTAATATATCTTGAAAATCATTTTGTTTTACTTTTGGTGGAACCACTCCTGCCGCATTAGCAATGATTGCTCTAATCTCATCTTGAACAATAACTTGTTTTATATTCTTTGCTCTAACTTCTTTTGTTGTCTGTCCATCTTGTAAAGTTACATTGAATGTATACTCTGGTTCTGGATATGTAATTTTTTGTAATCCAGATAATGAAGGAAAAACTTTCTTTTTATCTGATAGATAACCAAACTTTCTATTTCGACATTCTGCTTTCATACAGAAATTAAATATTGGATCCTCATTACAAGTGTGTCCTTTGGTTTCTTTACCCCAGGAACTTAATTTCTTTTTTGTTTTTTCTTCAGACCAATCGACATTACCATTTAAATCTGTTGCAAAGTATTTGTTCGGAGCGCCTTTTACCATCTCTTCCCAATTATCTGGATATTTCTTTTTAGCAAACACCATATAATTATATAAGAAACGATCTCGACCATCTGATAATTTTTCTCTAGTCATTCGCTGTAAACATGGAGGGCCATCTACAAACTCTTCTCCTCCACCGGATAACATTTGTTTGACATGATCAATTGCAAATTCTTCTAACTCATCTGCTGTATATGAATTAAGTTCTGCAACTTCTAAGAATTGTTCAAATGTAAATTTAGTTCCATCTAAATTAAATGCAGTTCTTTCTGATTTATTGTAATAAGGTAAATTAATAAAATTACCATTGATATCATTACCTTCACCATCCTTACCTAACTCTGTTTGTTTAGGATATATTTCTACATTAGGTGGTAACTTTAAACACAATAATAACTTGTCTAAAAAGTTTCTAATGAAAACTGATTTTGCTGGTTGTTTTAAAAATAAATATAAATGTAATCCACCTGATTTAGATTTTACAGGAACTAAAGGTAATTTATATTCTGCAATAATTTCTAAATATTGTTTGTATGGAAAATTTGAATAACTATGTTGTTTATCATCAATATCAATTGCACCAAACTGTGCCATACCATTATCATCGCATGGTTGAATACCAATTGACTTGATACCATTTAAATGATCTTCGTAATCTTGATCTGTAATTTCTTTTCCAGTCCATTCATAGACGGGTTTTATTTTTCCTGTAGCTGGATCAACTTGACTCTGATTGAGTTTTGCACAACCATAATTTCTTTTTAACCCGCTAAATATATCTTTAAACTGTTTGACCATATTTTTCTTTCAAAAGGCGGATCCAGTCTCCCTTCACCGCCTTTGTTGCAACTATTCCATTTGGAATTAGAAGTGTGCTTCAGAATCCTTTTTAGTTGATTCAGTTTCGCCATGTTTAACTTGAACGTCACCTTTTGAAACACTGTCCGCAAAAGACTTAGCTTGTTTATATATGCTTTCGTCTTGTATTGGACCGACTTTACTAACTTCCCAACCAAACCATGTACCTTTGTCATTAGATTGTTGGACAGTTTTTAACCTATAAATGTGGCTAAAAGATGCTGGTGTAAACAGATTACCATTTGCACCTTTCATCTTGATACTAGCCATCATACTATTCCACTTTCTACTAATTTTTAATTGCGTAGATTTCATAGCAATTAAAGCTGTAGAAGGTGATTTACTATTAACCACTACAAAGTGACTTGCAGTTTTATCAATATAATTACCGTTAGATAATCTATCTTTAAAAGATGCGTCTCTCTTTGTTTGTGACATAATATCACTAGATGATGGATGAATAGCAACTGGAGCGCCTGAGCCTTCTCCTCTATCTTGCCACTCAATGTATTCCAGTTTGTAATGACAAGGTACAACTTCTATACCTTTCTCACCATCAAACAGTTCTCCAGTTACAGAGTTGTAAATCATTCCAGGTTCTGCACCTTGAACATATTTACCATCTCTCTTATTAACTTCTGGAGATAGTTGTCCTAGTATCTTTAGGAATGGTAATGCTAAGTCTTCATGACCTATATTACCAAGACCTTTATCAGCATCGGCTTCAAAGAAACCAACTGATAAAGCGCCAGCTGTAGCTTTTTCTGCTACAGCATTTTTTTTAGATGGTTCTTGATCCATCTTGCTTTGTGCTTGCGCCATTTTTCTTGCTCCTATTTTCGAGTTATCTTGGTTCTGTTTCCTGCGAACACATTAAATAGATCAGAGGGCATATCGAGTCCAGATTCAATACGCTCCCTGACCAACGCTTTAAGTGTCATGGGTTCAACCTTTAATTTCTGAACGGGTTGATATCCTTGACCTTGTGCAAGGGATGCATACTGCACCGCCTTGTTATCTTCGTTACGACCAAAGGAAACGGTAACCTCATTTTTAATAAGATCACCCAGGCCATTTTCACGAAGCCAGTTAAATGCTTCTTCCTTCTTTGCTACAGGAATGGAAGCACCGTAGACGGGCTTTACTTCTACAGCTGAGCCGTCTGCTAATTTTAAAGTACTGACATTCATTTCAGTCATCATGGTAGGAATGATGTTGTTTGAAAGTTCGTCAGCAGTATCTTTTAACTTTTTCAGTTCATTCTCTTTATCTTTTATTTGATCCTCTAGTGTTTGCAGTTTATCAACCTGCTCAGCTAAAGAGGCTTTGTCTTGGTCTGAAGATAATTTTAATTGATTTTGTTTATCTTCTTCAAAGTTAATACTGTTCATACAGTTTTATCTCCTTTGTTAGTGTTATTATTTCTTTCCTTGCCTTTTTTAAAATAAAAAAAGCTTTGTACCTATTATAATAATATCCCAGAACAATGTCAAGTCCTGTAATAAATAAAATTAATATATCAAAAACATAAGAAAAAATATTTTCTTCTTTATGTTTTTTTAATAAACTAAAACTTTTTAATAATTTATAATGTTTTTCTGTTACCTGTATAAATCTTTCTAGTTCTGTCTTTTTTGCTTTCATATGATACAGTTTATTTTGTATCCTCCATTTTTTATCCATCGTCAATGTTTCCTTTTTCGTATAGATTAATTTCTATAGGGTAGTATGTACGCTCTTGTCGGTCCCATTTCAAGAGGTTATATCTACCATTTGTAATATCTGCGACAATTGAACACGCTACTCCTATGATTGCAGGATCGCCTGTAAGTAGTAAATAGTCTTCTGATTTATAATCTTTTAATAATTTTCTTAATTTAAAAACTAAAGGTCCTGGTGATAAAATAATTTGACTATACTCTGGTAACAGTGTGACAATTTGTCCATATTTTTGAACACCCATAACATTAAATTTAGGTTCACCTTTTCTTGTTCCTGGAAGTTCTTGTAATAAATAAACTTTGTTCATATTTGCTTTCTGACTTGACAAGTACATACACATTATTATATAGAAAGTCAATAGAAAGACAAAAAAATTATGAATTATAAATTCAAAACTAAGCCATACGCACATCAAATTATTGCGTTAGAAAAATCTTGGAACAAAGAAGTATTTGCCTACTTCATGGAAATGGGTACGGGTAAATCAAAAGTATTGATTGATAATATATCCATGCTTTATGACAAAGGTAAGATTAACGGTGCTTTAATTATTGCACCTAAAGGGGTCTATCAAAATTGGTATGATATAGAAATACCCACTCATATGGCTGACCATGTTGAGAAAAAAGTTGTGTTATGGAAAGCTTTAATTAATGATAAACAAAGAAAACAATTAAATACTTTGTTTGAACCCGGTGAAGATTTACATATTTTGTGTATGAATGTTGAAGCTTTATCTACAAGTAAAGGTGTGGAATTTGCTAGAAAATTTTTGGATACGCATAATACATTAATGGCTATTGATGAGTCAACTACAATTAAAAATCCAGAAGCTAAACGAACCAAAAATATTGTAAACCTTGGACGTGAAGCTAGATATAGAAGAATACTTACAGGTTCACCCGTAACTAAATCACCATTAGATTTATATAAACAATGTGAGTTTTTAGAAGAAGGTTTATTAGATTATACATCTTACTATGCATTTAGAACACGATATGCTGTGATGCGATCAGCTAACTTTGGTGGAAGATCTGTACAAATTGTTGTGGGTTATAAAAATTTATCTGAGTTATCAAATAACTTACAACCATTTTCATATCGTTGTTTAAAAGAAGATTGTTTAGATCTACCTGACTATACTTATACAAAAAGAATTATTCAGATGACTCCTGAACAGAAAAAAATATATACTCAAATGAAACAACTAGCATTAGCTGAACTGAATGGTAAGATGATGACAACTGCAACTGCTT